ATCGGTGAACATAATGAACTTTTTCGGAGTAATATCTTCGTCCTTCATGTAACGCCAATTGGCATCAAAATCAGTTCCACCGCCTCCTTTGCATTCGTAGCTCAAAATATCATCAGCAGTATCACCGGTGAATCGAGTATAGTTATATACTTCGGTATCAAAACACCATAGATCTAAATTAAAGTCTACGTACTCGTCCATAATGCCTTTAACTTCGCTGATAAAGTCTTTGGCCATTGCATCTGAAATACTACCGCTCATGTCAATAGCAACACTTACATCGATGGTTTCTTCATTAAGCATACCTGGAAGAATAGCACCTGAATGTTGACTCTTTCGATTAGGACGGCTGAAACTAAAATTACTCTTTAGAATACTTTGAATATTCATACGTAGCAATTGCCTCCAGTCCATTTTAGGTTCCGTATAATCTTTGATCATACGTTGAATACCTGCTGGAACTTTACCAGCACCGGCACTTTGTGCAGCAGCAATCATTGCCTCTTTAATTTCGTCTCGAATTTTTTTACGTTCTTCAGGACTTAATTTTGGACGACCTTTACCGTCTTTATCTCCTTCGCCATCTCCGTCACCATCACCGTCTCCGTCAAGGTGTTCATCTAGTAGTTCGCCTAGATCACATACGTTAATTTTTTCTGCATTATCGTATAGTTCTTGATAAATCTCTTCGTAGCTTTTACCACGATACTTATCGCTTACAAAAATTTTCAAAAAGCTAGGAATAGTACCAATTCGTTCATCCTTAAGAATTTGATTAACGGCGTAATCAGCTGCAATATTACTTAAAGTCGGATCACGGCCTTCACGACGACCTAGATGGTCAAAAACATTATGTAGAACTTCGTGAGCAAAACCAAACTCGCATTCTTTAGGAGTGAGCTTATTTACAAAGCCGTTATTGTAATAAAAATTACGACCATCTGTGGCAAGTGTGTGACACCAATCTGATGCATCGATTAATTTCATTCGAGTTGCAAGATTGCCAAAAAATGGATGTCGAAGCAGAAGACCTACTCGAGCTGTGATTAATTTATCTAGAATTTTGGCCTTTTCAGCAGAGTTAAATTCTTTGCCCAACCAATCTTCTTTTTTAGACTTTTCTTGTTTCATTACAGATGCCATACACACTCCTATTGTCTATATACAATTATATATTCTTTTGAATCAAAATGCAAGTAAAAAAGGCCCTTGCGGGCCCATTTTAACCTTCCATTGCACTGATAATGTACTTACCGTACTTATCGTGGAATCGATCAAAGTTCTTCAACTTTGAGGCATCGAACGGAAGTTGATAGTTAGTAAGTGCAGTCTTTGCACCCATAACAACAATTTCAGTCGGGAAGTTATCCATCATAAAACCAAAGAAGTTATCTGCCATAGCATCCCAACTCTTAACTTTCTTACGATCTGCTTCTTGTAGTTCGTAACATAGGCTAATAGTTAGCGAATACATCGCAGAGATTTCTTTGATATCACACTTGCCGACCTTGCCAGAAAGGATATCTTCAGGTTTCGGCATCTGCTTGGCAACCTTACGGTGAGCCATAAACTTAACGGCAAGACCTTCACCTACAGCACCTGCAACTAGGTCAGTTAGGGTACCTTCACTAATATCATCATCTTCAAGAAGCTCGCTAACAAATGACCAAGAACGAGGAGTAGCAAAACTCTTGCTAGAGCTCTTGGGATCAAAGTCGTACAGATCTTGCTTGGCAAAACCAATGTAACCGACAACTTGTTCGTGGATACGATTCTTAACAGCCCAGGCATGATAATCATCATAATCAACACGAAGCTCAAGGTGTAGGAAACGATTAGCCAACGGTGCAGGCATACGATAAGTTACACCCTTATCAGTTTCACGATTACCTGCGGCAACAATACTTACACCTTTAGGGAGTTGATAAACACCAACACGGCGGTTGAGGATTAGTTGATAGGCAGCAGCCTGTGTAGCAGGTGCAGCAGAATTAAGTTCGTCAAGAAACAGGATACTGTCATCGTCTGGATCAGACGGAAACTCCATAGGAGGTGCCCATTCCATCGAACCTTTAGTAGCATTATAAAATGGAATACCTTTAATATCAGTTGGTTCCCAAAGGCTCAAACGAACATCGATAACACGGCGACCTTGTTCTTCCCCTAGTTGCTTGATGATATCGCTCTTACCAATTCCGGGAGGACCCCACATAAAAACAGGGCGATTCTTCTTCATGCACTTACGAATTGCACTCTTTGCTTCGTTGGGACTAACAGTGCGGTTAGCGGTCATTTTTTCAGCAGCCATAAAACGCTCTCTTTCTTTAAGTTAATTTGCTGTTTCAGTGTTAATATTGTATTGCAATATGACATTTTTGTCAAGTTGATTGCATTTTTTCGGCTTTAATTTTTGCGAAATGTAACACTCTTCCAGAAAATAGAGCTAATTGAACTGCTATTTTTTCATTAAAAACGTAAATTTTCTTTTTTTCTAAATAAAAAGGACTGTCGATCTGTTGGTCAAGCCAAATTATTTCTTGATTCGTAAGTACACCTAATGGATCTTCAAATTTTATAATATAGCTTTTGAGATCAGCTTCGGTTAAGAACTTAAATCCTTCTTGAGTTAATCGTAACCCGCCACGATCTTTAGATCTAGGATTTTGCCAAATTTTAGGCAATATTCTTTTAATTGACTCTGTCGAAATAATTTTGCCATGTTTTTTCATGGCATATTTGGTTATTTCAATCTTTTGATTCATCTGTTACTTTTTCTCCAGATGTCATTTTTACCACATAAAATTCGTTAGTATTAAAAATTTTATTTAATTTTTCCGACAAATTAAATGCATGTCCTTGATTAGAAAAAGAAACTTTTTTATATTTTGGGCCAACTTGTTGACCTAATGTAGTAAATGTCTTTAGATTAATCGGTTTATCTTTATAAAAAACTGCCCAAATGGCCTCTGCATCTAATACTTGTTCTACTTTAAAGTTTTTTTTATCAACTATTTCCATTAAAATTTTAGGTTTTGGGCGGCTCATTATACATAGTCTCCGAGATAACTATGGATATTTATTCATAAACTTTTAAAATTTTCCGCCGCCTATTTTGATAGTAATGTCATCATTTTTTGATACCAAATTGTCGATTTCTCCGCTTAATCGTGTCATTACAACTGATAGACTATTCTGCAAATCAGTGACTTCTTTGATAGATAGGGTTAAATTTTTTTGATTGCTTTTAATAGCAATACGGGCTTTATCTAAAAAATCTTCAATCGGAATAGTGTTTAATGGTTTTAATTTATTCATATTATTCAATGCCTCTTTCATATCTTTTTCTTGTTTAAAAGGTCCTTTAAAAGGATACCTCTCGAGTGTAATTAGTTTAGGACAGAATGCCTTTGCCCAGCCTTTACTAAATTTAATAATGTAATAGCCTGCACAATATTGACTTTTACTTTTTGAGTTTTTTGCATATAGAGGCAGTTTCTTTTTAATATTAAAAACTGGTCTGTATGGTTTTGATCCGCAAGGGAAATCATATATTGTGTGATCTGTATTATTTTGAGTATCTTTTTTCTTAATCTTTAATTGATCATCAAAGATTGATTCTCCAAATTGAGAATTGATTTCTTCAAGACTTTTAAATTTGATCTGTATTCCATTTTTTAAGAAAGCATAACCTTTTTTAATTTTTGATACAGATCCTATTTTTTTATCATCTGTAAATATGATCCATTCTTTTTCTGGAATTATTACTTTGGCAACTAAATTCATGCTTCGTACCTTGCACTTAATGGTTCAGCGTAACTTTGAATTTGTTCGCTAATTTTTTGAAGATCATATGCCGCACAAAATTTCAAAAGTCTAACACCGACTTGAGAAATGTTTTTAGTTTTGTGATCTTCGGATTTAATTGTTTCGTCAATGATTTGTCGAATATGTTCTGGTTGAGCAGTTAGGTCACACAAAATTTTATTTCGATGATAATCGTCATATACACGATGTTCAACGCCTTCGTGATCAATCCATTTTTGGAGCATTAGGTTGTTCCATGCATACCCTTTGCTTTTTCTATCAGCAAATGCCTCGATTAATCCTACTTTGTTTTTTGAACCTTTTTCTCTTACTCCAGGATATGCGCTAAAAATATTATCGCTAGTATCACCGCGCATACATTTTTCAAATAGAAGCCATTCTGGGTCCGGTGCACCTTTTACTTTTTTTGTCTTTTTATCGACTACAGGTTTTCCCTTTTCGTCAAAATACCCTTCATGGGTTATAGTAACACCTGTAACACCATTGTATTGTTTTACATTAGATGAAATAAGTTGAGCAAAGTCTCCATCGGTGGAGATAATAACATGATTGTCATCGGAATGATTTTGAATCCACCCTGCAATAAGATCGTCAGCTTCTAATTGAGGATTATGTAATACAGTAGAATTTGTTTTGTCCGAAACAAAATTTTTAAATTGATCGAATGTTTCCCAAAAAACTTTTTCTTCTTCTGCTTCTCTTATACTCAAGGCAGCTCGTGCTTCGCTTCTTTGTCTTTTGTATGGTTCGTAGTAATCTTTCCGCCATGATCTTCCTTCTAGACAAAAAATTACATGATCCCCGTTAAAATCTCTCCATGCCTTCCTGATACTGCTTAAAATAGTATGAAGACTCATGCCTAC